TGACATTCATCAATTATAAGAATAGAATTGTTAAATGTGGTACCACGAATATAAGATGTTGATAGAAACTCTATCTGGTGTTTAGTTTTAAGTGTCTCATACGAGTTCTTATCATTAAATAACTCTGTACACATCTGTTGGTATGGTGTTTCAAATGCAGATAACTTTTCTTCTACTGTCCCTGGTAAGAAACCTAAATCTCTTGTTGGTACAACACTTCTTATGATAACAAGTTTTTTATAATCTGTTCTACCGAAAACTTCATTTAGTCCAAGATATAAAGACATAAAAGTTTTACCTGTACCAGCACTTCCATTTAAAACTAAATTATCTCCACTTTTCCATGCAGAAAAAGTTTCTTGTTGATGTTCAGTAATTGGTTTTATATTAATTGGTTTTAATTTCATTTATACTAGACAACTCAATGTCTTCAAATTTTTCATCATCTACTAACCAAACTAGTATTTTCTTTCCTTCTTTTTGATTTATTTTTATATCTTTTAGTGTACATGTTTTAGTAAACACTTTATCACTGGTCATACTTTCGAAAGTAATAATAACATTACCTTTTAGCAAATGTCTTTTTAGTGTTTCAAAATCCATGTAAGGGTAGATATGCATTAATGATTTCTTTTACCGTCAAATACACAAACAAAATATAAAGGTTCTGCAGTATCGTTATAGACTCGATGAAAAGCACCATCAGGAATCAGTACTACTGTGCCGGGTTTTACATCAATCTCTTCTTCATCAACTGTCATAAAACCTGTACCACTTACAAAAAAATAAACTTCTTCTTGACCTGAATGATTGTGACCTGTAGTTTGTTTAAAAGGATTTAATAATGTTGAACTCAAAACAAGATTGTTAAGAGTCTTATTGTCTTTGAGTAAATAGGTTTCGTTGTCTTTGACAACTTCACCACCAATATCATCAATCGTGTACTGTATTGGGTTTTGAGAGTCCATGTTTGACTGCGACTTCATTATTTCCACCTGCTTCTTTTTTGATTTTAGTTAGTAAATTTTTCCAATCACCACTTGTCTTGTTGAGTGTTGACCCTGCTTGAGATATTGTTGCGGCCGCAGATATTCTTTTTTCTAGATGTGGGTTGTCTTCTGCGAATTTATCTAAGTCTTTATAAGACATTAGATGTTCTTCTATCTCTTTTGTTTCGGTATTGTAAAATTCATATGTCGGCATAATATATTATTTATAATTAACGTAAGGGGGAAACACCCCCCTACGAGATAAGACCACCCCCTATTGTGTTTCGTTATAAGAATCACATATAGATTGCTTAAGGAATCCACGTTTTATGGTGAGTTTTCGAACTAAATTATCTTTACCTTGTTTCTTTAATCGATAAATTCTATTATCTAGTTCTCTTTCATCTTTCCTTAAACGTTCTACTTGTGCCAATGTCATACATTGCCCTCCTTAAGTATCATAACGAAACTGGGAGTCAAGTTCTTTAAAAGTTCCCTACTTATTCGTCAAATCCAGAACCTTTAATCAGACCAGGGAATGCCTCTCTGGCAAGACCTTCAGTAAGATACTTTGCAGGTTGTTCTTTGTTTATCATTTTAACAACAATCTCTGCATCTTCCGCATGAATAGATTCTAGCAACTGTACAAATTTTCGTTCTATCTTGAATTGAGGTACACCTTGAGTTCTTCTACCACGTACAAAATCACCGAATTGTCTATGCAATCTTCTCAATGAAGATGGCACACTTTCTGGTCGATTTGGTGTATATGGTGGTTTGCCTGCAGGTAACATAAACTCTAGAGTACTATCGTAACAACCTCGAACAACATCTTTTAATGCTGGTATAGAGTTGTCTTGTAAGAATTTTACTCTTTCGTTCTTGCTTTTAATGTTTTCAAAACGTTCTAGAATTTCGTATAGTTCTAATTCCATAATTATTTCCTATAAAGTTATATATAAAAATCACTCCCTTTACGGGAGTAATTTCACCAAAGTTAAACTATTTAGTTAACTTTTAAAAGCATCTAAAAGAATGCTTTTTTTTGTTTCTGTAACACCAGGCATGTCATTAATATATTGACCATCACTATCAAAACATTCTTCATCAAACTTAGTTTGAATAAAATCTGCCTGTTGTTCAACATAGTCTACAAAAGATTCATATGGTTTTTCACCATGTGCTTTTCTTTCGTAACAATTCTCTGCATACAGTTTACGTGCAAATACATCTAACTCAGATAAGTATTCTTCTGAGTGATTACCAGACCAATATGGTTCGCTTCTAATATTACTCATGATGCAATAGTATAATTTGAATCAGAAATAATTGTTTTACCATATTCATCTTGAAACTTGAGTTTCTCAATGAAATAGTTTTCAAATAAACCTTCATCTTCTTGAAGGTCACCATTTAATTGCATTCTTTTTTCTAAAGACTCATATGCCTCAGATTCGTAACTTTTGAAGTCTTCATAAGATATAACTTCACCTTCACGAACATTATAATAATGCGATAATAATTGACACTCTTTACTGTTAAGTGCAATCGTTACAGGATAACCAGTCGCTATATGCTCTAGTTCTACGTAATTTTTTAACTCTGTCATTTATACCTCTCTATTAGTTAAGTTATTATTATACTTGGTTTTGCAAGAATTGTCAAGTGTTTTAAAGAACTCGTCTAATTCTTTTTGTTCTTTTTCGGTGGGTTTAAAGTGTGGGTTTAAGAAGTACTCTTCTAGAAGAGTACCTCTTTTATAACCTCCGGTGCCTCGCATTAGGCAACCTCGTCAACTAAAATTAATTTTCTTTTGCCAATTTTTATGTAACCTTTTTCTCTATCTACATAAACATCTTTGTATTTTGTAAAATCTCTAACTTTGTACTGTGTATTTTTCATTAAAGTATCGTACACGTCATCTAAGAAATTTTTATCTGCTTGTTGCATTGCCATTATGCAACCTCTTTAACTGATTCTAAGTAATCAGCATTATCAAGTGCATTCAAAACAATCTGTTTCTTTGCTTCTTCTACTGAAAAGACAGAAAAGAACCTTCTGACTTTTTCAGTCTCGCCCTTCTCATTTTCAACTTCTTTCATAAAGAATAAAGTTGCAAACTTCTTAAGACCTTTTAAGTCTTTACCAGAACACTTTAAATATTTAATTAACTGTTTAAAAGTCGCAAACTCTTGACCTTCATCAGCACCATTTAACATAAGAGTATCAAAGTTAGAACCTGTATACTCTTTTTTACTTATTGCATTAATCATTTTTACCTCTCTAATTAATTTATGTTGTTATTATAACAAGTGAATCAAGTATTGTCAAGTCTTTTTTTCACATTTTTTATATGTCCACGTAATTGTTCCATATTAATCTTAGTATCATAAGAAAATAAATTTAAATCTATAGGTTCTGGACAAGAATTGACTAATTCATCTAAATGAATTGTATCTATTCTACCTTTTAATATGTATTGACTATCAACTATTTCTAGTATATCGTCCATACTACGTTTTTCAGACCACATAGAGTTGTTTACAGAAACATGACCAGTAGATGATACATCTATCTCATAAAAATCGTCTGGAGCGACTCCTAGAGAGTCTGGTATGCATTCAGAATTACCATCAATATAATTAACTAACAATGGAATTGCGGTGTCCACACTACCATAATGCGAAATGAATTCTATATTATATCTTTTACACATGTCTACATGTTTTTTTGTCATGGTAAATCCACACATGACTAGTACTGTGCTTTTTTCTAGACCACCATTTTTATCAAAGAATTCAACAAACCAATCTAACATTTTTTCGTTTGGTATCATTACGTGATTAAAATCAACCAAATGAAGATTTGCGCCTTGCCACTCAGTAAATTCTGCTAGTGTAAACGACCTGTGTTTTTTGACTATCATAAGTGACGGCAAAAGTGTACACAACATTGCACTAACATGGTGCATATTTTTACTGTGTAGTATTTTAGTATCAGGTTTTAATTTAAAAATATCAATATTTCTTTTTGCTATTGCATATATTTCTTTGTGTGTAAACTCAATTTTACGAGAAGGTTTAGTAGAACCAGATGTAGAACTAATTAAAAATATATCATCTTCTGATACCTGATTAATATAGTCCATACCTTTTGGTACTTTTAATTTGAGTTCTCTTGCATCAATTAGTTCTTTACTATATTCACGAATCATCTTGCCATGTAGGCCACCATAAAGGTTATCACCTTTAAAATTATCGTGAATCAGATAATCTACTGGACCATGAAGTGCGATTTTTGTGTAAGGTAAAGATTCTTCTGTTGCAGGTGCATCAATCAAAAATATTTTTAGACCTAACTCGGCACATGCAATAATAGATGTTAAATGTAAATGATTTACATCTAGAATGCCAATAGCAACTGTTTCTCCTTTACGAACATTGTAGTTCTCTTTGAGTAACATTTTCCATTGTCTTATTTCATAAACAAGTTCTGCTTTTGATTTATTATCATCAAAATCTATTTCATCATTAATAATGTCACGACTAATTATCATTATCCAACAAACTTACCTGTTTCTATGTCAACACCAGCATCATCTACTACTCTAGTTTTAGAACTAATTTCTTGTTTACCAACATTATATAAAACTTCATGTGTAAAAGGTTCTGTAAGTTTACTTTTAAAAAACTCAAGTGATTCTGGGTCAGGAAATAGTATTCTTTCTATTTCATGCTCACGAACTGCCTTGACTGCATAATCTGTAACATATTCGTAAATGAATACTTCTTCGGGGCGTTCAGTATGGTCCATCAAAGTGACATCGAATATTTCTTCACAATTCATTAATGCTGGTAAAAAATAATAATCAATACATCTATTGTGATGAATTGTTCTAGACATCGCACACTTTTTATAAGGAAACGAGTATTGTTTTGCAGACTCGATAATTTCTTTATGAGTAAAGTAATCTGGGTGCCACCATTCATTAGATTCTTTGATATTCATAACAGGGTCAATTGACATAATAGCACCATTATTTTCATCTACTTCCCATGGTTGAATCGGTGTACCAGGATATGGTGCAACATCGTCCATTAACATAACGTTGTTAGTACCATCCATGTTTTTCCAATGAGAATATAAGTTTACTACCTCAGCATAAAGACCATCTTTTAAATCCATACGAGTTAATCCACCTGAATTATTTGGGTCTAATGGTCTATTTAAATCATGCACACAAAACTCTCGATAACCAGTAAAGTTTTTACTTAATACATCTACTAAATGTTTTACACCATCAAGCATATGTTTTGCATCTTCTCTTGTTTTTAATATTCTATCTGAACACGTAATTACTTGTATGCCAAGTTCCCATGCCGCAAACAAGGCCGCATAGTAATCGTTTGGACAATTTAACGTTGTGACACTAATACTATCATGTTGTTTTACACCTTTATCAAGAAACATGTGTTTGAATTTGTTAATTCTGTGACACATTTTTTCATATGTCATGCCATTTATGATAATATTAGGATTTATTAGTTCTCTTGAAATAATCATTCTTCATCTCCTTTATAAATTTAGAATGTATCTTACAACCAATAAACTCATTGAAGTAATCATTTCTTAGTAGAACATCATTTTCAAATTGAAGTTTTGCTTCGTAATAAGAACACTCACCTTTTGTTCGACATAATTGTAGTATTTTTCTATCAAATTGAAATCCTTGTTCTGCAAGTTGTTTAACTTCTGCAGAAGAACCATAGTATGTTTGCCAGTCTGATTGAACTCTGGTTATGATTTTACGTTTTCTTGATTTATTTTTAGGTAGAACTTTCTTTTTCCAAAAGAATTTCTTACCGATATATTTCATACCAGTTTCAAGTTCTGTTACTTCGTAGACAAAACCTTGGTAGTTTTCAAGGTCTTCTTCACTCATATTAAATGGTTCATCATTATAATACCACATAATGATATATAGACTTAATTTAACAGTTCTGTTACAATAGCATCTGCTCCACACATTGGACAGTAAATTGGTTCTTCATCTTCACCGTCTTCGACTATAATATGTGTATCTACGCCACACACATCGCATCTTACTTCGTATTCTTTTTCCATAGAATCTAACAAATTAACAACCTACGTTTGCTATTGCTTCATCTAGTTTATCTTCAATACGTTCTAATGTTTGTGGTGTATCAACTTCTTCCCAACCCCAATCGCCTTCAAGACCATTGACAGAATACTCTGTGACTCTTTTTTCAAAAAAGTTATCATGTGATGCACCATTGAGTACCCAATCTAACCATGGTAGTGGATTGTCTTTTGCATTAAAGTTTGGTTTCATGCCAAGTTGTAATAGTCTTCTGTCTGCAATATGTCTGATATATTGTTTGACATCTTCTTTTTTAAGACCTTCTATTTCGTGGTCGTTGTATGCAAGGTCAATAAATTTATCTTCTAACTTAACTACATCTTTTGCAATCTTGTAGATTTTAGACTTAAGTTCATCTGTGACAATACGTGTGTGTTCACCACAAAAATCTCTAAACAGTTTTGCATTACCTTGGACGTGTAGAGTTTCGTCACGAATAGACCACTCGACAATTGTCCCCATACCTTTCATCTTACCAAATCTTTGAAAGTTTAATAACATTACAAAAGATGCAAAGACTGATAGTCCTTCGTTAAATACTGATTGTGCTAGTGCTAATGCTAAACCTGTGTGACTTGAAATATCACCATCTTTCATAAAGTCAATCTTATCTGCCATTTCTTTGTATTCTAAAAATGCACTAAAGTCTTCATCTGGTAAACCAAGAGTATCATTTAATAATGCATATGCACGTTGGTGTACACCTTCTCTGTTTGCAAAAGACGATAACATATTTCTTACTTCATTATTCTTGAACTTAGGTATTAGTAGTTCATGGTAGTTTTCGCCCACTTGAACATCGCTTTGAGTAAATAGTCTTAGTACTTGAGTAATAAACAATTTTTCGTCTTCGTTCAGTTTAGTTCGCCAATCTTGCACGTCTTCTGAGAGTTCTGCTTCGTCTTCTATCCAATGTATCTCTTCATGTTTTTTAGTTAGTTCAACTGCCCATGGGTAGATGAATGGTTTGTATGTTTTTGAAAACTCTAGTAATGCCATAATTATTCCTGATTGTGTCTTTTGTCTTGTTGTTGTTTAATTATTTTTTTTAGTTCTTTTCTGGTTATCCTTGCAGTTTGTTGTTGCATTGGTTGTGCCATATATCCCTATCCTTCACATGCTTTACAATCCTCTGATTCTTCTGCTTGTGCCTTGTTAAATATTTCCATAAGGTCATCGTAACCACCCACATATTCACCATGTAAATATATTTGTGGGACAGTTTTAACACCCTTACGACCCGTGACTTCTCTCGCAGTTTTACCAATCTCTTCAAGATTAATTTCATCATATGGTATACCGCGAAGTTTAAGTTCTTCTTTTGCAAGTTGACAAAAAGGACAATTGGGTTTTGTATACACAATTGTACTTGTATCACTTTGGAGTGCGACTCTCTCTACTTTCTCAGAAACATTCTCAGCACGAGATTTTGCTTCTGTTCGCAAATAGTATAATCCTTTCAGACCTGAACTCCATGCACGTAAATGTACTTTGTTCACGTATGATTTATCTGCTCCAGCAGGAAAGAATAAATTGACAGACTGGCCTTGACATATATAAGGTTGTCTATCTCCTGCATGTTGAACTACCCAGTTTTGGTCTAATTCATCAGCAGTTTTATATATACTTTTTTCACCTTCTGTGAGAAACGAAAGATGCTGGACAGACCCCTTATTAGTGATGATAGAACTCCAAATGCTATCATTATTCATTTCTTTTGTTTCAAGCAGTTCTTCTAGATATTTGTTCTTTACAAGAAAACTACCAGCACGAGTTCTGTGTGTATATGCATTTGCTTTCAGTGGTTCTATTGAAGGACTTGTTCCAAGAATAACACCACTAGATGCATTTGGGGCAATCGCAAGTAAGTGAGAGTTTCTTTTACCACTCTTTGGTCCATCTAAATATGCACCACGTTCTTCTGCAAGTAATTCTGTTTCTGCATGTGCTTCATTATGAATGAAACTAAAAACTTGCTCGTTAATTTCTTTTGCTAACTCAGATTCCCATGCAACACCGTGCTTATGTAGGAGAGAGTGAAATCCCATCGCACCAAGACCCAAACTTCTTTCTCTCATAGCAGAATATTTTGCACGTGCAATCGTGTCAGGTGCATTCTGTATGAAGTACTCCAGCACATTATCTAACATTCGTATTAAATCTCTTACAATTGTAGTGTCTTTCCATTCATCGTAATATTCTAAATTTAATGATGATAAACAACAGACTGCAGTTCGTTCAGCACTTGTTGGTAAATGTATTTCATTACATAGATTACTACCATGTATTTTAAGTCCTGCTTCTTTGAGTGGTTCTGGTAGACTATTGTTTGCAGTATCAATAAAGTTTAAATATGGTTCACCAGTTCTAAATCTTATCTCTAGTATTCTTTCCCATAGTTTTCTTGCTTTGACAGTTTCTTTTACTGTGCCATCATTTGGGTCAATCAAGTCAAAATCACTATTTGTCATAACTGCTTCCATAAACTTATCAGTTATGTTAATCGCATTGTGTATATTCAATGCTTTACGTTGAACATCACCAGTAGGTATACGAATGTTTAGAAACTCCATGATATCTGGGTGGTCAACATTCATGTATGCCGCATAACTACCTTTACGTGTTTTACCTTGACGATATGCAATCATGTCAGCATCTACTGTATGTAAAAATGGTATTGGACCTGGTGCAATGTCTGATACAGTTCTGACATCTGACCAATGTCCACCAACACCACCACCCATGATAGATAACCATCTAAGTTCAGACGAGTGGTCAATTAAACCTTCAAGTGTGTCTGGTACGTAAGTAAGAAAACAAGATATAGGCATACCTTTATTTTTCTTATTTTGTCCATTGGGCGCATTTGATAGAACAGGACTTGCAAACATAAACCATTTATTGCTTACATAATCATAGAGACGTTGTGCAAGTTCTACATCTAGTTTATCATTATATGTCGACCATGCTAAACTGGCACGTGCAAATCCTTCTTGTGGTGATTTTTCGTAATCTGTCAGATAAAAATCTTTCAGCATTCCGACTGAGTAATCTTCTAATAATTTATCTCTTTTTTTGTCAATTTCTATTACTAAGTCTGAGTAGTCCAAGTCTTCTCCTTGTATGTGAAGTTAAAGTGGACTATTATACTCTACTTAGAAAGTATTGTCAATGATTATTTCTTCGCTTTACGATTCTTGTCGATTGCTCTAGACCCAAACCAGAATGATATTATTGCCGCAAAGATTGCCTTTGTATCTTCGTCCCACAATATATTGATTGCTTCTTGAAAGTCTGTTCCCGCCTGTATTGCGCCATAAAGAAGTGTACCTTCTATAACTGCGAATAAAAGAAAGAATGCATATGTAATGATTGGTCGTACTGACCTCGCTAATCCACCTATAAATCCTGTACCTTGTTGCAACACCATATCGTGTTGAATTAATCTTTCGTGTTCTTTATCTTTTGCTTGTGCTTCGAATAAATTAAGTGTTGCTTTACCTAATTCTTTTTGGAGTTTTGCTTGAACTTGAAGTTGTTCTGATTGTATTTTTGCTTGGACTTCTAACTTTTTGAGTTCGAATTTTTGGTCTGATTTTTCTTTGAAACTGTCTAATATACCTGGGATTATGGACCCACCGAAACCTAATAAACTACCTAATAAACTCAACATAATTTTCTCCTATTCTTATATATACAATTAAAACTTTAGAGTTTAATTGTCAACTTTTGCACTTGCTCTCCACTGATAACATGACCAATATCGTGCTTTCCATTTAGGTCCAGGGTTGTCGCAATTGTGTCTTGCTCTAAAAGATTTTCTTCTCGCTGGGTCATCACGTTTGATTTCCATATTTGGGTCACCAAAACCTAATTTAATAACATTACCCTTCTCGTTCTTGACATAGACATAGAACTTTTTCTTGCCATCGCTAGACCTAGTTGGGTTGTTTAATGTGACTTTTCTACCTTGATACTCTGCGGCCTCTTGTAGTAAGTCTTCACAATTGCATTTCTTCATAGTTCTATTTATCTTTTACTGGTTCTTCAGGTTCTCTGTCTTTGTTGTCTAAATCTCCAGCATCACCTTTCACCATTTGTCGCATCTTTCCAAACAACTTATTTGCTAGATTAGTATTACCTGCTTTCTTGGCACCAGTGTATGCCGCGGCCATCATCAAACCTCTTCTACCACCTGCCCAAATAGTTGTCATACCACCTGTGGCAACACCTGCGGCCAGTAGACCCATACCTTTAATGCCAGCAGGTGTTGCCAATACTTCTGTGAATCCTATATTACCAGCGATTGCTTCTGGTATATTTGACAAGTCATAATCACTATCTAAGTTACCTGAGAATGACATTTGTAACCATTGATATGTTAAAAACCCTGCTATTCCTACACCAGCAACTTTTTTTAATTTAGGGTATTTGTTAAGAAACTCGTCAACTTTTATTGTACCTTTTTGTAATCCTTGTACCATTTGTGTGGCCGCTACTTTATCTGCCGCAAAGTTTACTGCAGTATCTACTGTTTTAAGACCATCAAGTGCGACTTTACCACCACCCATACCAACTGCCTTAACTGCTTTAAAGACACTTTTTTCTTTGATTGCATTTACAAGTTCGTCTCGTGCCACACCTAAATCTTTTGTAATCTCATTTACTTCACTAGTAAGTGCTTTCTTTAATGTTGGGTGTTTACTGAGAGGTTCGTTATATCTATCTTTACTCGGTTCATCTGCATCTGTAGAACTTGTTTTGACATCAACATTTTTATCAGTATCAGTATCAGTATCAGTAGTGGGTTTTTCTTTAGTTGACAGATAAGACCGCATTGCTTTTGCAGTATCAGATTGTGGATTCTTTTTAATATAATCTTGTTGAAACTTTTCACCTTTGTCTTGCCACCAAGGTTTCTGTTCGTCTTCTAGTAATATACACCAGTCTTCGTATGTGCATTCAGCAAGTTCACGATTAACTTGTTGTTCAAACAAGAATGTGCCTTCTGTTAGTTCTTGAGTTTGTACGTAAGTATTAAATCTCACTTAGTTATATCTCCTGTAGTCACATACATTTTTTGATTGCTTGGCAAGTGAATTGCAGAATATATGTCAAGTCCTAAAACTTCGTCTACAGGAGTTGATTCTTCTTCAAGAATTCTTATTTTATCATCTTTATATGTGTCAGTATAAATGCAAGTCATACTCTCATGTTTCATTCTATAGACACCAGGAGATAATTGTTTGTCTTCTAACATAAACCATTGTGTATCTTCTGCAAGGACATCTAGAATATCAATACCTGTTGCTTCGTGAATCTTAAGTAGATTCTTATCTGATAGTTCGCCATGTTCTTTGATAAGTGCTAGTGCGGCACCATATCTTGCAACAAATGATTTACCACCAGGTATTTTTGCTAATAATGATTTTAATCTAATAACAAGACGTAGAAATGTAGTGTAATGAGTAGACAAATCCATTCTACCATCCATTGTTAATTTAAGTTCTGCTTTTCTTTTCTTATCTACCACACCATCTTTGTCAATGAGACCAATCTCATATGCACCTAACTTTTCAAAAGGTGTAGTCAACAACTTTAAAAATCGAAGTGTATATACCAGGTCTGCGGCAGATTTTAGAATTCCCATAACTCTATTTATATCTCCCGAAGTTTTTCGACAACATTTTTATCCATATCTATGTTTGTATATTCGTCATTTTTGATTGTCTTGAGAAAAATAAGAAATGGTTTGATAACTGGCCAATATTCTACTTCTAGTTTCAGTTCTAAAATATTAAGACCTGCTTCAATGTCAAAGACATTAAAGATTATAATTAAGTGATTTAGTATAAGTCGTTCAGAAAGAACACCACTATCTCGATAACGATTGAGTAATCGTTTGATGTATTTAAAACGTTTTAAGTCTTCAAGAAAATCGTCTGTGTCAATACACTTTGGATTATAGTAGTTCTGAGCGGCATATACTAATAGATTATCTTTCGTTAACTTCATGATATACTATTATGTATATCGATTCTTAACTAAAAAGTTCTTTTACAGTCTGTAATAGTGTTGCTTTTGATTTTCTTCTATCTAACTCAACACCTTTTTCTCTAGCAAGTGATTCAAGTTCTAACTTATTCATTTGGTCTAAACCTTTATTATTAGCAGGTGCTTCTGTTAACACTTGTGCTTTTTTAGGTTTAGCACCGAAGAATTCATCGATTTGCTCTTGAGTAAATCCACCACTTACGTATAATTCACCAGTGTCTGGGTCTTCCCAACCATTAGCAGTAGGTACTGCATTTTCACACCATGGAGGTGCAACTAATTTTGCCATTACTTTTCTCCTTTAATCATTGGTAAATCTTTCGGGTCATTGTCTTTATATTGTTGACTTGTACCTTTATCACCATTCTTTCTTTTTGCCATTCTTTCTAAAAATGATTTAGCATCTTTAGTTCGTGCATCAAAAGGGTTCTTATTTTCTTCTTTAGCACTAGCAACTATCTTCTTCATTTCAGGAATGTTTT